CACACCAGAATTAAAACACGATGCTGCATACTGCCAATTGTCTGCCCTTGCTGGCGGAGCAACGGCAACCGGATTTACTTCATCCACAGACATGATATCGTGGATATATCCAAACTACGCGACACCTGTGCTGCGAGGAAACACAGCAAATGTTGGTGATCCGAGTTCAGGAATTGTTCGTGCAAATGCCGCAGTGTTTTGCCTGAGTTCCGATACCACTCTCCGAACGCCAGCAGGGGCAACATATTCTCTGTTCCCCGGTGAGAGAGGCTATGGAATATCAACTGTTCAGGGCAGAACATACGGCAGTGCCATGATGAACACAAATTCCAATCGCAGGGCATCCGCATACGGCACGGTCGTGATTCCTCCGATTACTTCAAATGCATCCCCTGTTGCTTGTTACTTGGAAGACTCTTTTAATATAAAAGGTGTTTCCTGTGGATCAAATGCGGTGTTTGATGTGGCTTTCCTTAGCCCAATGTCCAGCAAAGAGTATTCTGTCATACTGTCTTATGAAACGGAAGAATTGGAAGACGCGAACGCATACGCAAATCTGCAAGAATACTCCATGCTGCTTGTGCGGCGTGGAGCGTCCGATCAACACAAAACAGTGAACGGATTCCGTTTTGAGGTGCTGAAGCAGAATCCCACAAACAACGGATGGACTCTGCAATCGTTCGTATATCAATCTGGAAAGACTCAGCGAGTCCATTTCATGGTATTTGGAGGAGCCACCTTTGGATCACAGTAAACTAAAACCCTTTTCCTCTTTCATGCGTGAGGAATTTCCCCCACCTATGGCTGTGACACCGCCCACCAATGTGGCAGACGGCACTAAGATTGCAGGGCTTCCCCCCGACTTTCCACCCGTAAAGAAATCAAATATTCTGAAGAGAAAGAAGCGGAAAGCCTAAATACCTCTAGCAGAAAGGGGTATTTATGTTTACACCGGAATTGATTTCATTGGTAGGCGGAGCGGCAACAGGATTCCTGTTTCGCTACATGGCACAGAAGGCACAGGATCAGAAAGAGATTTTTGAACGCCTGATTGCTGCAAACAAGCAGACCACCGAGAACCAAGACAAGGCAGCGGAGCGTGTTCCACTTGATGTGGGCAAGGGCATTCGCCAACTCATTGTGCTTGCAGTCTTGTTTGCAACCCTGCTTGCACCGTTCATCCTTCCGTTCTTTGGGCTACCCACATTCGTAGAGGTGGATGCCAAGAATCCAGAAGGCTTGTTTGGACTGATTCCTGAAACCACACGAAAGTATTTCGTAGAGGTGAACGGATTCCTATACGCAAGCGAAACCCGTCAAATACTCGTCAGCATCGTAGGCTTCTATTTCGGAAGCGCCGCTGCGTCCAACAAGTCATAAGGAGCACACCATGAAGAAATATTTTGCACCACTTCTACTGTTGGCTCTGACGGCTTGCGAGACAGCGCCAAAGATCATTCCAGACACAACAGCAGATTCACCAATTATTCTAAAACTTCGCCACGAAATTTTGAATGGCGACAAGATTACTTCTAATTGGGGATGGATGCTGTGGTATCTGCCAGTGCTACTGTTGGCACTGGCTTGGGGATGGAAGGAGTTCTTTGGACGCAAGCGCGAGGACTGCGAGGAAACGGCAGAAAAGCCTGTAGAAGCCCCTCCTGCGGCTCCTAGTCCTCGTCAGCAATCCTGACATCTTCGGGCAGGCTCTCGTACATCTTTTTGCAGATGTAATACGAGTCAACAATATCTGAAACAGGACTCACGGACTCTTGACGCTTCGGTGTCAAGAGTCCTTTTAAATTGATCCCTGTCTCTAGCAGCCACGAATCGTACATGGCGTTTTTGTCTGCGTTGCCCTTGCCTGTGGCGTATTTCTTTACTTCGGTGGGCGGGATCACCGTGACAGGAACGCTCAACTGGTACAGTTTGTATTTAAGAATGCCTGTGTTCTCTGCGATGTGAAACACCTTGCCGCTTGCGGAATACGCATACCCTTCTAGTGCCACATGGGTGCAGCCCATCACGATGTCAATTGCCCAGTCTGCAATGGTTTCGTAGCGGTGCTGGTCGTTGTCCCAATCGCTCAACCGCTCACCAAAAATATTCATGGTGCGGATCTCGGACTGCCGCTTATTGTCGGTGAGGAAATAGAATGAGCATCCGCTGTAAGAGAACTTGCCTGTGCCGTTTGCACGAAACAGGCAGATTGCCGGACCACACAGAGAATAGTCAATTCCTGCTATTACCATACCCTTATTTAGGTGGTATAAATACAGGAAAGGAGGATACTATCCATGATTGAAGCAGAGAATTACAATGAAACCGTGCTGATCCCCATCCTACAGGACAAGATCAATACACTGATGACGCAGGGCATCCTGCTTGAAGCCAAGTTGCAGATTGCCGAAAAGGAAAAGGCAGCACTACAAAAGAAACTGGACGCGCTGACTGCGCCTCCTGTTGCCGAAACAGCAGAGTAAAGCAAACCCCCGAAAGGGGGTTTGTTGTTTTAACAGTCTCCCCATGCCCCAACAAGAATTCCCAAGTCAATTCCATCAACCCGGTTGTCCCCATTTAGGTCGGAGTCCTGATCCGATCCCCCCCACCCACTGAGCAGTATTCCCAAGTCGTTTCCGTTCACAACGGAATCCCTGTTGATGTCCGCAGGACAAGGTGGAGGCAGAACGGATCGCAAAGCCTTTCCTGCGTCAATCATTCCCCAACCAGTAAAAATATCGTAGCCTGCCGTTCCCATGTCATCTGCGGTGGTGTTCATCGCACTTTCGACTTGGGCAGGAGTTAGATTGGGATTGACTGAAAGAATGAGTGCAGCAACACCTGCCGCATACGGAGAAGAGAATGATGTTCCGTCTATGGTGACCCAGTTTCCGCTGTTGTATCCTGAACTTCCGGTTCGGTCTGTTGTGTATATGGATTGACCTGGAGCAACAAAGGCAATTCCATTTCCGTAACTAGAAAAGGATGATCGTGTTCCATTTCGGGAAGAAGAGCCTACGGCATTCACGGTGCTGAGTCTGGCAGGAAACCCCATCCCATCGGTTCCTCCGTTTCCTGCACTCGCAAAGTGAACGATGCCTGCTGCTCTGGTGGCAGAATACGCGCTGCTCATGGCATTGGATGTGCTGCCGTAATCGTTGCTGTTATTCGTTACTCTTATTCCGTTGCTTGCTGCCCAATTCAGTGCATTGACGGTCCAACTGGTCTGTCCGCTCCATGATCCGTTGCAAGGAGTGCTTGCAATTCCTACCTTTGCCGAAACAACGGTGCAACCAGGTGCAATTCCTACGGTTCCGGATGAATTGTTTATCCGTGCAGACACGCATCCTGCCACCGCTGTTCCGTGATTGTCGCATGAATTGGTGGGACTTCCTCCCGCCACACCGTTCACCGCTCCTGTGGTGAAGTCTCGTCCTGTCTGTATGTTCAAATCAGGATGGGTTTCCTCCACTCCGGTTTCTATCACCATCACCTTGATGTTGGGGTTTCCTGTTGTGATGCTCCATGCGTCAAGCGCACCCATGTCCCATCCTGCGACCCCACCCGCAGAGCCAGTGTTCCGCAATCCCCAACACTGAGAAAATCCTGTATCGTTTGGTGGGGGGAATGACTGCCGTTCAACCGTGATCCATCGGTCTTCTTCAACAAATTCCACGCTTGGATTGGTGGACAGTTGTGCCACCGCTCTCTTCGCGGATCGGATATCCGTCATGTCCAGCAGTGTCAGGTTTGGGATATTTGAATAGTGGGTAGCCGACTCCACCCCACTGATAGACGACAGTATTTCGTTTTTGTTTGCGGAGTCTTTCCACCCAACAAACACGGTGTCTATGGGTGGAGCCGTGTCTACTGTTGGAGGCGAGTTCAGGTAAAGTGCGGCAAGTAGTGGTAGAACCATGATGATCTCCTTTGCCCGTATTACGAAACAACCCAATACAAAGTTCTCTCCATTTTGTATTTATAGAAAAGAAACAACCCCCTCTAGAAGGGGGTTGTCGGGCGGGAGATGCTATCTCCTGCGGGGTATTAAGTATTTATATCAACAACTTCGCACTTGTCACCCGAACACGCAAAAGTTTGAGTGCCCTTCGTGGTGTCTTCCTTTTCAAACTTCGTCAACTCCGTCCAATCAATGGACTGCGGGAGTCGCCCTGCTGCGGCTTCGTATTCCTCACGGGAGCAGTCCTGATACGGAGCCTGCTGATAGGTGTGGTCGGAGTGGGGCAGGAACGAGATGCCGCTGATCTCGTCAAAGTGTGAGTAGACCCACGCACCCACCTCCATCCACTCATGCTCACGAACCGTGACCGTGATGGACGGCTTGTGTTCACACCAGTGCCGCTGATATGTGAGCCACAACTCCAAGTGTTCAATGGCTGTCATGTCGTTGCGGGTCACCGATCCCACTGCCTTCTGTGGGAACGAGAACACCATTGTGTGGTCTGGACGCATCACACAAGGCTCCGCAGGAATCCCCTTGTCAATCATAAACTGACACATGGGGTCTTTTCGGTCGGCACGGACGGTGCGGATGTAATACTCGTTGTGCCGAGCGTGGATGCCTGACGCGGAGTCCGTCAACTGCGACACCGTGCCGCTTGGCTTCACACAAGTAATAGCCGCAGCGGGAGCAATACCAATCCGCTTTGCCCATTCCTTGTTTGTCTCAACGGCATGAGCCTTCAGGGATTCAAGCAGGGCATTGAGTTCCCCACCCTGCTTACGCATCATTGCGTTGTCAAGAATGCCTGTGAGTGACACGCCAAGCAGACGCTCCTCTTCGCAGTTCTTGCGCCAGTCGCTGCTGAGATACGGGAAGTGCGTAAGCGAGGCTTGCCATGTGCCCAAGATAGCCGCGAGGCGAACCTTGCGCTTGAGGGATTCTGCGGTGTCCTCTGCGCGGACAATCACTTCGCTCAGATTGCAGAACTCCTTGTCGCGGAGGATGATCTCGGAGCAGGGATTGGTGCCGAACTCGTATGCGGGGTCGCGGCGGTCACCCAACTTTGCAACCGTCTTCTGTGCGGCTTGGCGATTGAAGATGCCACGCTCACCGCTCTTGCTCTTGTAGAGGGACACCCATTCTTCCATGAAGGTGCCGATCTCGGGCTTCTCTTTGTAGGAAACAGAGTTGTTTGCTAGTGCCCGTTGGGGATTCTCCAACCACCACTGTCCCACCTTAGCATCGCGCATTCGCTCGTCGGTGAGATTTGATAGCGAGAT